GCAGATTTTACCTCAATTCAAGGACCTGATCTCTTTGATAGACAAGTTAAGAACAGGAATTTTCTGTCTCCAGCTGGGTTCAAGTTTACCTTGACCAAAGCTCCGAAGGTTGATTTTTTTTCCAAGTCTGTTTCTATACCTAATCTAACTCTAGGTGCAGCAATACAAACCAACTACCTAAGAGACATTCCTGTTCCTGGCGATAAGTTGGTTTATGGTGATTTGGATATAGATTTCTTTATTGATGAGAATCTGGACAACTACTTGGAGATCGAAAGATGGATGAGAGCACTAGGATATCCAGAGTCTCTAGAAGAAGCTGTTGACTTAAATCCCGAAAACACAACACTTCTAGGTGCTGCACGGTCAGATGGATCAATTTTGGTGTATAATAGTAGCTTCAACGCTATTGCAAAAATTACATTCAAGGATCTATTTCCAGTATCCTTAACACCAGTTCCATTTAGCGCTGACGTAACTGATATAAATTATATTGTAGCAACTGCTACTTTTAAATATACTATTTTTAATGTGGAGAGTCTACTAAAGAATGAATCTTGAATTTATACAAGACTTATGGGACAAAGATTCCATAATTGATAATGAATTATTACACAACGAATCAACAAAAATACCCGCCTTACACGCCAAATACTACAAAATTTATAATAACATCCTGACTCTAAAAAAAGCTCAGGAAACACAGTATAAAATATTAAAGAAAGAAAAGTGGCAATATTACACAGGTAAGGCATCACCAGAGGTATATGTTGATAAACCGTTTGACTTCAAAGTCTTGAAGGCAGACTTAGACAAATACTTTGATGCGGACGCAGATCTTATCAAGTGTACTGCAAAGATTGAATACCAACAGATCATGCTTGAGTATCTGGAAAGTATTCTTAAAATCATATCGAATCGGACGTATCAAATCAAAAATGCCATTGAGTGGCAGAGATTTACGAATGGATTATGAACGATCTTATCATTGTCAAGAAGAATGAAGTACATCTGACAGTAGACGCACAACCTCATGTGCAACAAGAATTGTCAGACTATTTTACCTTTGATGTTCCAGGCGCTAAGTATATGCCTCAGTATAGGAACAGACATTGGGATGGCAAGATAAGATTGTTCTCAACTGCAACAGGTGAAGTGTATGTGGGATTACTTGATAAGATAGTTGCATGGGCAAAAAAATCAAATTATAGTGTAAAGTTTGTAGATAACGAGACGTACGGAACTCCACATGAAGAGAATGATGAGATATCTTTAGAAGGAGTAAAAGATTATATGACTGCAATTTCTAGTTTCAAACCTAGAGATTATCAGATAGAGGGTGTCTATGATGCACTCAAGTACAATAGAAAATTAATTATATCTCCTACAGGATCAGGCAAGTCTCTGATGATCTATGCTGTTGCACGTTATCATGTAGGTAGAAAGAGAAGAATATTGCTTGTGGTTCCAACTACATCTCTTGTAGAACAGATGTACAAAGATTTTACTGATTATGGTTGGGATGTAGAAAAGTATTGTCACAGGGTATATGCTGGTAGAAATAAGACTGCACAACAACGTGTAACCATATCAACTTGGCAATCTATCTACAATATGGATAGGACATTCTTTGATCAGTTTGAAGTGATTATAGGGGATGAGGCTCATCAGTTCAAATCAAAATCACTCATAGGTATCATGTCTAAACTTAGGGATACCAAATATAGATATGGATTCACTGGAACTCTAAGTGGATCACAGACACACAAATGGGTATTAGAAGGACTCTTTGGTCCCTCATACAAGGTAACACAAACTTCAGAGTTACAGAGTAAAGGACAATTAGCTAAGTTAAACATAAAAATTCTACTCATCAAACACCCTGCAATACCTTTTGATGATTACAGAGAAGAGATGAATTATATTATAGAACATGATAAGAGAAATGCTTTTATAAAAAATCTTTCTTTGAGTCTTGATGGTAATACTCTAGTTCTATACAGTAGAGTGGAGGCTCATGGTGAACCCCTATATAATTTAATTAATGATAGTGTTAAAAGTGGTAGAAAAGTTTTTTATGTCCACGGAGGAGTGGACGGTGAAGAAAGAGAAGAAGTCAGATCAATTGTTGATAGGGAAAACAATGCAATCATTGTTGCCTCTTACGGCACCTTCTCAACTGGAGTTAACATTAAGAACCTTCATAATGTAATCTTTGCTTCTCCTAGTAAATCTAGAATTAGAAACTTACAATCTATTGGTAGAGTTCTTCGTAAAGGAAAGAACAAAACCAAAGCAGTCTTATATGACATAGCGGATGACATCTCAGTTAAAAGCAAAAAAAATTACACCTTGAATCACCTCTTTGAACGTGTTAAAATATATAATGAGGAGAACTTTAATTATGAAATTGAAAAAATATTTTTAAAATGAAAGTATTAGGCATATACGGATCCATAGGTTTTGATGGATCTTCAAGAGAATCTTACATACATGATGCTAGTGCTACTCTGTTTATAGATGGTGAACATGTATGTAGCATACAGGAAGAAAGACTTAGTGGTTTGAAATATGATGGTAGATATCCAGAGAAATCTATAGACTATGTTTTAGATGAGCTACCAAAAGAAGAAATTGATTTAGTTATATTTGTAGATATTGGATTGCAAGAGTGGTGTAAGGAACACATGTTCAAAGGTAAACCACATAAATTTTTACAAGAAGTCTTTCCAAATGCAGACGTAGGATATATTTCTCACCATCAAGCACATGCTTATTCATCTATATTCAGTCAAGAATCAAATGAAGGCGTTTGTATTGTAATTGATGGAGGAGGATCTCACAACTGGACAAGTGATTGTTCTCTTGGATTGGAAAAATGTTCTCTAGTATATTTTAATAAAAGAAAAAACCAATATAGATATCTACCTTTCAATGGTGAGTGGGGATTATTATATCAAACATGGGCACATTACATCTATTGTAAAAAGACTAAGAAGAAAATAGAATACAATGATCCATTATATCACTGCTCTATGAGTGGTAAGATTATGGGTCTTGCAGCTTATGGATCTACTAAACACAATACAAAACTGTATGAATTTGGACAATACTTCCCACAAGTACAGTTTGATATGAAAGATCCAGAACCATATCCACTATCTCCAGAAGAGAAAGCTCAATTATTACAATACAATTTTGAGGAATCCCTGATAGAACTAATCTTAAGACTTGATGAAGATTACTTAGAACCTGTTGTTTGTTTGACTGGCGGTACTTTTCTTAATATCAATGCTAACACAAAGATTGTACAGAAGTTTAAGAATAGAAAGTTTCATATTACACCATTTGTAAGTGATTGTGGTTTATCATATGGGGCAGCTGCGTTTGGTTCATCATTATGGAATGATGTCAAAGTTCCTCCTGATCTAGCATTTCTAGGTAGAAGATATCTTACTCCAAGAGAACTACCAACCCATGAAGTATTTGCAAACATGGATGGTGGCGTGGGTGGATCATGGTCACAAGTTAAAGAAGAAGAGCTTGATCTAAAGAAGGTTGCAGAATACCTAGAAGATGGCAAAATAGTTGCTTGGTATCGAGGAAGATCTGAATTTGGGCCTCGTGCGTTAGGTAATAGATCTATTTTGATGTCTCCTAAATATAAAGAGAATAAGAATATTTTAAACGAAAAGGTAAAGCATAGAGAAGAGTGGAGACCCTTTGCTGGGGTCATACTTGAGGACCATCTACAAGACTACTTTGAAGAAAGTATTGTGAGTCCATACATGTTATATTCTCAGACGGTAAAAGAAGATAAGAGAGATAAGATACCAGCTATTACACATGTAGATAATACATGTAGAATACAAACAGTTGACAGTGGTTTCTTATCATTACTACTTGAAGAGTATTATAAGATTAGTGGAGTTCCTGTATTATTGAATACTTCTTTCAATGATAACGGTAAACCGATAGTCGAAACCCCAGAAGATGCTATAGATGCTTTTCTAAATATGAATATAGACTACTTAGTTATGAATAACACAATCATAGGTAAAAACTAATGGAAGAAGATTTCTACGCTTCAGTTAAATTAGTATCAGGAGAAGAGATCTTTGGAGAGGTACTGCCTTCTGAGGAAAATGGTCGCACGGTTTTAATCATTAGTGACCCTGTAGAAATCGAAACAGTAAATATGAATGGATCTCATGAAGGACTTAGGATGATGCCTTGGTTAAGAAGCATACCACAAGAGAATATTGTAATTATACCTATGGATAGAGTTATAACTGTAGTAGAAGCTCAAGAAGAATCTGAAGTTGTTAGATATTACCAAAAATTCATTTTCAATAACCTACAGCAGGGCACAGGAGAGAAGATAAAGGTCACAAAAAAGATGGGATATATAATTTCAGTCGAGAAGGCGAGAGAGCATTTAGAGAATATTTTTAATAAAGGAGAAGCTACATAGCATTCCCTTGAACTCTGACAGAGTTATTGTACATCAATTTACAACACTTGTCAAGTCCCCAACTTTATGTTAGACTATATTCAT